GTATCATTCGATGGAGATCTGCATGAGCAACCAAGAGCCCGACAACCTCAACAAATTCGCAATGCTGCGGTATGAGGGCCAAAATCATCGTTTTGACTCACTTGCCGAAGCCAAGGCCGCTTGGGATAGGCTACCTGAGCGGCAGAAGGTGCACGCCACCATCGTTGCTGACGGTACAATGTATAATCAGGCGGAGATCGTCGAGATGGAGTGACGGCTACCGAATCGCCGTCGCCGTGTAGCAAGAGCCACCCACAGCCCCGATCAGGCCCGACAGGATTGCATCAATCTGCGTGAACGTCGTCCCGACTGGTGCCGTACTGGAATAGACAATCTCCACCGATCCAGCCTGAAGGCTCTCAATGGCCCCGCCTCGCTCCAAATCAGGGGCAAGCGATCCCGGTGAGTTCAGTTCACGGTATGCTGCCTCGGCAAGCGCGTTCTTCAACGCGACCGGGATTTCCGTCGTGGCGATAGAGACGCCCTCGGCATCCGTCACGGTCGTTATCCAGCGATCTGGAACATAAGAGCCGTTGACGATGCTGCCAGCCTTCCGCGGCCACATCAGTGATTGTAAGGCCCCGTAAGTTCGAACGCCCGGCCAGCGAGAACGATACGTTGCGTCCAGCCAAGCCGTCGCGCGGATCAAGGCAGTCGCAATTGCGTTTGCGTCCGCGCCGTAAGAGTAGCCGCGCAAATCGGCGTAGGCCTCAAAGTCCTCGGCTGACAAGTACGAGTTCGCGCCGTCGACGCAGCTGCCGTCTTCGACCTTGAGAGTTACGGCCATCTGTGCCTCGAAACTTATCTTTTGTTAGCCGCACTCGATATGGAACGGAACGCGCCAGATGCCCGCCTATTGGTTTCGGCACACCAAAGGAGTTGCACCATGTCGAACCAGAACAACCAGAACCAAGGTGGCCAGCAGAGCCAGCAGAGCCAACAGGGCGGCCAAGGCGGCGGCCAGCAGGGTGGCCAGAACCAGAAGCCAGGCCAGCAGCAGCAGCAGCCCGGCAAAGGCGGCCAGCAGGGCGGCGGCGGCGAAGGCGGCTAGTTCTATGGCAGGCGTTGAACCGAAGAAGCGCGATCTGGCCGAAGAGACCAAGAAGCGCATCGATGAGGGCAAAGATGATGCCGGGCAATATCCGGCATCAGGAAAAATCCCCGTCGAAGATAAAGACGATCAGCAGCCTGACAACCCAGAGTGAAAGACGCCCCGGCCGAAAGACCGGGGCTTCTTTTTATGCGGTCTTCTCTTCAGGAAGCGCCGCCTTTGCTTCGTCTTCGGTTTCGAACGGACCGTCAACGAGCTCTTTGCCACGCTTGGTGTAGAACTTTCCGCGCGGACCTTTGCCGACGGTCAGGTCGCCGCTGGCCGAGCCGATAGGACGATTTTGGGTATCGGTTGCAACCTTCCCCGGCTGTGCCTTTACGACCGCCGCGCGACCGTACTTCTCGATCGAGAGGCCGGTTTGCATTTCAGCATCGCCGCCTTGCAGTTGGGGAACATTGATCTTGTTGTCGCCGCTGTTCGCGCCGACATCCATTCCGATCTGCTCTCGCGTCTGATCCGGCACGCTATAAATCGTGCCTTCCTGGGCGAGAACTTCCTTGGCATCGACCGGCTCGAAATCCTGCAACTTGCCGGTCTCGCCGTTCAGAAGTGTGATCTTTGGCATTGTGCGCCTCCTTAAACCTTAGCCAGATAGGCGGTGAAGTTGACGGACGGAGACGTGCCGGCCATGTCCGCATAGACGCGGACGTACCGATAATTCACCGAGCCCTGCCGGGTGGTGAACATCGATTCCGAACGGCCAGCCGCGGTAACGTTCAGCGATGCAAGTTCGACAATGCCGGAGCCGAAAGCTACGTCATTGCAACCCTGCAGGATGATCCGTTGGGTTTCATCGCCAGTGGTAGCGTCCACCGCCGAAGTATCGACGATGAACCGGCCTTCGGTCTTGGCGCCCGCTCCGAGATCGAGCACCCGAGCCTGACCGCCCACGGTGCCAGCACCATCAGCGGTGACAGCCCCGGCGTCCTTAAGGAGTGTCAGGTTATCGTAAGTATGAGAGTCACGAATGGTCATTGCTGCCTCCTTTAGGCCACGACGGCGAGGTTGCCGATGTTGTTGAGGCGAGCAGCGGCACGACCATGATACATGGCCAAGCCAGAGAACCACTCGACGCGAGTGCGGAAGACCGGAGCGGACTGAAGTTCGCCCAGATCGCGGACATCCATGCCCCCGTTCTGAATGCCGGTCAGACGACCGTCACCTAGCGAAACGCAATAGATGGAAGTTGCTGTCGCTGAACCCGACCCAGCCGCCTCGTTGAACGGAAGGATTTCGTCGCCACCGTTCGCACCGTAAGCGACCAGAATAGGCAGGTCGTTGTACTGGGTGACACGCCGACCGAACGCGTCCTTGTCGTAGCTGATGTAGCCAGCGACATCCGTGTCGCGAGCCGCAGCTGTCAGCTTTCGGCGCATAGCCTTGGACATAATCAGGTGGGTGGGATTGTCCACCGCGTCGATCAACTCGTCCAACGCGGCCAGTGACAGGGCCGCACCGCCCGACGTCGATCCTGCGGAGATGACCTGATTTCCGGTCAAACGCTGCTGGAGGCCGTCGAACTCACGCGGGTTGGTCGAACTGTCACCCTTGATGAACTTCGCGGTCCAGCCAGCAGCCAGAGCTTTGACCTTCATCTGCTCATGGGTGGCGCGAACGCCCTGCCCCTGGGTCTGGATGATGAACCGGTCCACATCGAGATCGCCGCCAGAGATGGTCAGCGCCTCGGTGATCGGATTCAGCACACCAGTGCTTTCCGAGAAGCTCTCATTAACGCCGCGGAATGCGATGCCCGGAAGATCGGCCTCTCGGTTATACTTCAGAGCATTGCCCTGAATGTCTTCGAACGGCAGCGTCATCAAGACGTCGCTCTCACGAGCAAACATCTCGATGACGGCCGACTTGATGACGTCGCCGCTATTGATTTTAGCGGCCTCGACAAGTGTCAAAGCCATTTGGCTATTCCTTCAATGATGTGTTGAGGATTTGAGGTAGATCGAGGCATCCGCCTCAGAGCGCCGCGCATCATCCGAATTGCAGCCAAGGTCTTTGTCTTAACGTTGGGCGCTCGCTTCCCTCGTTGCGGTAATGCGAGCGGCCGGCGACAGGCCAGATAGGTCTTTGCCGCCACCAGGAGCGCCATTTGGGTGACGTGCGCCGTCGCCCTGATTGCCGGTGCCCTTCAGGATGGTATCCCGGCTTGGATAAGCATCGACCATGCTTTCCAAGGCTTCATCAAAGTCAGCGATCTCTCCAGCCTTGGAGCGGGAGTAAATCGGTTGATTGTCGAGGCCGACGCCAATGATCTTCCCATTCTCGACTTTGAATCGGCTACCGAACATCGCTTGAACCATGTCCGACGGAACCGCGATCTTATCGGTGATGTACTTGGATCGCGAAAATGCGCCACCAACCTTTTCGGTGTAGAGCGCGTTCTGAAGACCATCGCGGTCCTTGGTCAGCTCTGAAATCTTCTCATTGCTGGCCTTGGCTGCTGCCGCCACCTGTTCTTCTGCAGCCTTCTTTGCAGCCGTTTTGATCTCTTCGACCTTACCGGCTGTAACCAGCTGGCCAGCGTCCAGGTTGGCGACGGTCTCCAGCGCTTTCTTGGCTGCGCCAGGGTCCTCAATACCTTCGAACTCCCGCAGCTTCGTTTCTGCCGCTTCTTTGGCTTCGCGATGCCCCTTCGCCTCGCTGTTCAAGCGAGCAATGGTCGCAAGGGTGTGAGCCGCATCGAACGGCGCCTCTTTGCCATCGTCATGCAAGTATACAGGTTTACCGTCGCTGACCACTACGTGGCCCGCGTCATCGAGTTTGAGTTTCATGTGGTCCTCTGGGCATCCGCCCGGTAATGGAGACATCCGTCTCCGATGCGTCCGAGTCGCATCAACGGCTCAGACAAACGGCTTCGCCCGATCCCCACCATCCGTTAACTTGCGTTACATTCGGTTGGGCGGGCCGTGCTATATTGTTCGTCTCTGCGGGTAAGCCATGACAAACGAAACCGAAAAGAAAATTTCCTACTTCAAGTCAATGGAACGGATATTCCTTGACCGCGCACAATCCGAACCAGATCGTAAGTTTGAACATCTGCGATCTGCCGAAGGTTGGCGCAGACTGGCTCAGTTTCGGCAATTTTTGACCGACAACATGAGATGGAAAAAGAAATCGGCATCTGAGAATAAAGAATCCCGGCTCCCCCCGGTTGATCTTAATTCTTAGTTCCGTTCAGATGTTCGGGTGGATTTCAAAGCCGCCTGGATTTCTAATGACAGAAAACAGTTCTTCCCGTCCGATAGCCGTGGTCGCCGCCGACATGCCAAAGCGGACGAAGCCATCCAACTACCCCGAGCCGTTTTTCAGCCGAATGGCTGGAAGAGAAAAGCACCCGCTGGGTGATATCTTCGGCCTTAACAATTTCGGTGTAAACCTGACCCGGCTCGCTTCTGGCGCGGAATCCTCGGTCCTTCACCGCCACAGCAAGCAGGATGAGTTCGTATACATTCTTGAAGGGCGGCCTACGCTGGTCACCGAGGAGTCAGAAGTGCTGCTATGGCCGGGCATGTGTGCTGGCTTTCCGGCCGGAGGCGTGGCGCACCAACTCGTCAACCGGACGGACAAGGAAGTTGTCTACCTAGAGATCGGGGACCGGACGCCTGGCGACGAAGGCGAGTACCCAAAGGACGATCTCAAAGCTGTTCTCGGGCCGGACGGAGTTTGGCATTTTACCCATAAGGACGGACGCAGTTATTAGGTAGCAAACAAGCGGCCATCCCGGGGCCCCCTAGACTGCATGGAACGCGATTTTCGGAGGCCGGTTACGCCTCCATGGCATCAGTTCATACAAACGTAGTGCGGGTTAAACGCCCATCTCCCGTCTCCGCTTCCGATCGTCAGGCACGTCGAGCCCGGCGCAAGTTCCTGTCGGTTTTCCCAAAGGGCTTTTACGATGCAGATTACCTAGAGCTTGAGCGGAATTATAAGTGGGACGCTCATAAGGCTTGGGATGAACAATTATCGAAAAGCCGCCTTTCAGCCTTGATCAAGAATGGGTCGTTTGTCGAAGTCGCACAGAAGGCGGTCCGCATCGAGTCCAAAACTAATCTGCTCTTCTCCTTTGAAAAGATGGCTTTGCGCGATGCCGTGAAAGCACCCCGAGGCGCAAAGCTTTTCTCTATATCTCTTTACAAGCTTCTCTATGGCCGCGGCAGCCTTGAGTCGCGGTTCGCCCAATGGATCGATGCCATCGGAGATCTGCCTCGTAAGCAAACCCGAGTGCTCACCTGGCCGCTCGTCACTGTGTTCGGGTTCATTGCTCGGCCAGACGAACACTTCTTCTTTAAGCCGACCGTGACGCGCGAAGCCGCTAGGCGGTACGGTGTTGAATTGCAGTATCGCTCGCGTCCAACGCCAGAACTTTACCGCTCGCTTCTCGATTTTGTTTCAAGCGTTCGATCGGACGTTAAGGACTTACGTCCCCGTGACATGATCGATCTACAGTCGTTCCTTTGGGTTCAGGGATCAGATGAATACCCCGATTGATCAAGTTCCCTCACGGCCTCTGTAAACTGTGGGAACTATCGTTGCCCGATAGCTTTTAACTGTCATTCAGTGAGGAGGATAACAATGAGGAAAGCTCTGTATATTGCTGCTCTATCCGCCGTAGCTCTTAGTGCCCCCGCGTTCGCAGACGAAGTTGGCGTCGGAGTCGGCGTTGGCCCCGTGGGCGCAGGCGTGACCGTGGGCGAAAGCCACGATCATTATCGCGATCATGATCGTACAACCGTCATTCACGAGCACGAGCCTCGCGATAAGACCGTCGTGATTCATAAAGATCACCCGGACGTCGAGAAAAAGACCATTATTCACGAGCACAACGACTAAAGTGTTTGGCCCCCATGTTGGGGGCCATTTTCTTGGCTTTGACGGTGCACGAGCTGGCCGGTCACCGGGTCGATCTGTTCTTCCGGCTCCAATCCCTGCTGCTCTTCTGCGAGCCGTTGAACTTCCTGATCTTCGTCGAAATCGGGACCAAGGATGCCGCGGCGTGATAATTCTTCGCGCTCGGTCTGCTTCGAGATGACGCCCCTGCCCTCGGCGTTGCCGAGAACGGTTGCCTCGTTGCCGCCCTGCAGGTCGACGCCGAAATCGGTGTGCACCACAGCCGTAACGGTATCCGACAGCTTCAGCCACTTCATGGTGTAGGTGAGAGCTTGATCGAGCGCATCCTTCAGCCCGTTGGCCCAGACCTCAACCGCGCTATGCGACTTGGCCGCATCGATCGCCTGCCCTGTTGCGACCATGTTGCCCGACTTGGGCGTGGTCGGTTGTAGAGCAAGTTCGCGGAAATCCTCAATGATGCCGTCGACGTCTTCGCGAACCTCAGTAATGTTCGCCGCGTCCGGCTGGATGTAATCCCAGTCAGACTGCACACCCTCCGCGGCAGGTGACGCAAACAACACTACGCCCGGCCCTACTTCGATCTGTGGTGCTGGCGTCTCACCAGTTCGGTTGCCTTCCGCGTCCAAAATTGGAGTCGGCTGCGGCGGCACCATTCCCTTGGCTACAAGCATGGGCGAACCAGCCAGCGTGAGGATCTGGTCCTTCCGCGACATCGCCTGATAGATTTCGATCTGCATATGAGCGAGATCGATTAGCGGCGGGCGAACTCGGTAGTTGCCTGTGCGCTCTCCTGTGAAGAACAGCGCGACCGGGATTTCATCTTGCCCGATAAGGGCCTGCGGGCCGCTCTCCAAACTATATTTTCCGTCCTTGTCAGCCTTCCAGATCGACCAAAACGGCTTGTTTTCCGTGTCGAGCTCGAGGATGCGGACGCGCTTGACCTCGACTTCCTCAAACCCGTTCTGCTCGACCGTGCATTCCCGAAAGCGGATATGGGAAACGACAGTGCGCCCACCGATACGGCGCATGTAAAGCGCCAGTATGTTCTCGGCCCTGACGTGGACCCAATACGGCCGGGCACCGGCCAACTGTTCTTCTGCCTTGGTTCTCAACGGGCGATCCGCCGACCAAGCCACATAAATGGCATCCAGGCCGAACGCTACGCCATGATAGAAGGCATCCCGCGCAAAGACGTGAAGAGAGTTACCCTGGCCGTCGATGTCGTCAACAAGGCCGCCTGCCCGCTTCTTGGATTTCTCCTCTACAACCTTGCCCTGGATGTCGTCAGGTGCGTCCGGGTTGACCAGAACCTTCTTGGTGAAGGGCTTGGCACAGAGCGAGCGCAGCGCATCCACGAACTCGGGACGCCACGCCGTGCTGTCCTTGCGCCGATCATAAGCGCCCTGCGATTCCTTCGAGAACTTCGGCAGATACCGGACACCACATTCCTTGATGCGACGTGCACCAGCCAGAATGTCATGCACCAGCGTCCAGTCGGCCTCCATCGCCCGGTAATCGCAGGACGTCGTACTCGGATCGTCCTTTGCTGCAACGTCAGCGGCCATTAGCGGGATACCTGATAGGAGGCTATGACCGCGGTTGGGACCGGGGCGTTGAGCATGAGTTCTGTCAGTGCCCATACAAGAGCATCGATGCGATCCGGAGATGGCTGGTCACCGAGAGGCTCCCAAGTGCACATCTGATCTTCCAATTCGCTGAAGGCTGCGGCGTGGCTAACTTTGCCTTGTTCGTATAGGGCAGCTACCGGTTCGGCTCTCGCCTGCTTCCCGCGGGAGGCATGAACGATGGTCACCGGAACGTTGGGCCTGACGCTCTGGATCGTGTGTCGTACGAGATCGCCACCCTGGTTACCTTCCGCAACGATCCTGTCGGCTTTGAGGGTATCGAATTGCGCGACTGCCTTCCGGGCCCAAGCATCGGGCGAGTATCTGTCCGACGAGTCAGACATGATGTACCCGCGGCCATCGATGCCAAGGCCGGCAGCAACTATGCCCGTGAGGTTCGATTCCTGTTTGGCTGTAACGGCCGGATCGACCGCCACCACGATCCTCTTCATCAAAGGAAGTGAGCCTTTGAGCCTCGCCCGCTCGATCATCGCCCTGTTCCAGAGCGCACCTTCCGCTTCCTCGAGCAGTTCGCCGGCCAACTCCTGCCGGCCAAGGCGGGTGCCTTCGTACTTCTTGACGATCTGAGCCAGAAAGGCGTCGGCCAGGTTCGCTTTATTCGAATGCGTCGTGGCCCGAGTGACTTCCGTGGTCGGATCGCGCAACAAAGACCGGAGCAACGGTACCGGCTTGGGCGTGGTCGAGACCATCACCTGAGGGTTGTCCCCGAGACGTAGGCCGAACATGGCCATGTCCCAGGCGTCCTGCCCGTTCTTCCACGCCGCAAGCTCGTCGGCCCAGATCGCGTCGTGCTGCGGACCGCGGAGACGTTCCGGCTCCTCTGCCGAAAACAGCGTGGCGATTGCCCCATTGCCCCATGTCAGGCGGCGCTTCGACGGCTCATAACTTGGCAAGCCCATCAGCTCACCGTTTGAGTCCTTGTCGTGCTGCCACGAGACGGACAGAACACCGGACGTGCCCTCCACCATAACGTCTCGAGCGTCGGCGCTGGTCGGCGCTATAAGCGCAAGGCGCTCATACCCGGCTTTTACCTTTGCTCTAATCCACTCGGCGCCGGATCGTGTCTTTCCCGCGCCGCGGCCAGCCAGAAACAACCACGTCCGCCAATCGCCTTTAGGAGGCAACTGGTCCGGCCTAGCCAGAAACTCCCAATCGTGAAGTAG